ACCAAAGGAGCACAGGTTGGTTACAAGGACTACAAGGATTATGGTCCATCTTCTACTTATGAAAATGGTAAGATGTCAGATCAGAAACCATACACGCATTATGTTCGGGCAGCAGTTCAATGAGTGAAAAGATTGTATGGACACAAAAACCTCTCATTTCAGATAGGGATTGTATTCTTCTTTGCCTGAAGAATGCTCCTTGTGGAACAAGCAAAAAGCAAGTTGAACGATTAATTAAGGAGTTTGAAACTAAATGAAAAAGAAAATTAGAGCACAAGTAAAATCAAGATTTTATTATATCTTCTGGGGAACTGCTACCGTCTCTGTAGTTCTAGGACAACTTTATGTTGGAACAGGATATCGTGTGATGGCAGATAGTGTGCTTAACCTTACTCAAAGTCTTGCTCAAGCGATGAGGTATGATGGGTATTGATAGGTCTAAATTAATAGTACCAAGAGTAAAGACCACTCCAGAAAATGTAGAAGAAGCAAACCAAGCATTGTTTCATGCTACAATGAATTTACCTACTGCCGCTAAGCACTGTGGTATGACCGAGAAGGAAATGAAATTGACCTTCTGGGAATTTTTGAAATACAATCCTGCTAATTATGAAATCTCTGAAGTCTCTGAAAACACCACTCAGATATCCGGGAGGGAAGTCGAAAGCAATTAAGACCCTCTCTCAATGGTATCCTCAAATCATTTCCGAGTATCGTGAACCATTCATTGGTGGTGGATCTATTGCCATTGATGTGACTAAGGCAAATCCAGACATTCCTGTTTGGATAAATGACCTGTATGTGCCCCTGTATAACTTCTGGATACAACTGCGTGATCGTGGTCAAGACCTCTCAGAGGGTGTCAGGGAGCAGAAAGAGAAGATGCTTGAGAGTGGCACACAGGATGAGAAGGACCAGTTTGCCAGGGATTTGTTCAATCGATATGCCAATGAAATAGACACCTATGATGACTTTCGGAAGGCAGTTGCTTTCTTCATCATGAACAAGTGTAGTTACTCTGGTTTGACCGAGAACAGCACTTTCTCACGCACTGCTGCCAACTCTAACTTCTCTCTGGTTGGTGCAGATAAACTTGCTCAGTTTTCTGAACTAATCAAGAACTGGAAGATTACTAATATTGATTACTCTGAAGTAATGAATGCTGATGGACCTGAGAATACTTTTGTATTCCTTGATCCTCCTTATGACATCAAAGATTTTCTTTACGGTAAAGATCGTCAAATGCATAAGTCATTCGATCACGATAAGTTTGCCAATGATGTTTATGAGTGTTCTCATAAATTCATGATTACCTATAATGATAATGAAAGACTGAGAGAACTTTATAAAGATTATAATATTGAAGAATGGAAACTTCGGTATTCAATGGTTCATCGTGGTGATAAGAATACCCAAGATAATGTAAAGACAGAACTTCTGGTAACTAATTACGATATTACTAGTAGTGATAATAGTATTATTCTAAGTTTGATGCTTGACTTATGACTGAACTAAAAGACTGGCTCAATTCCATCAATCAAACCAAGAAGCATTTGATTGACGAAGATCCCTCATTAGAAAAAGAATATCCTCCATATATTATCAATCGTTGTTTCTCTGGACATCTTGATACTTTGATGTTTTGCAATGAGATGAATAAGTATAACTTTCTTCCTAAAAAGTTACAATACGACTTCTTTATAAATATTGTGAGGAAAAAGAAGAGGTTCTCTCCCTGGCTCCGACAAGATAAGATTAAGGATCTTGATTATGTTAAACGTTACTATGGTTATAGTAATGAAAAGGCAAAACAAGCACTGAAGATCTTAACCAAAGAACAACTTACATTTATTAAATCTAAATTTGATACTGGAGGATCGAAATGAGTGTTGTTA